GCGGTTTCTAGTAAGAAGGACCCCCCATCTCTGGGATTTTCTGCCAACCTCGTTAGAGGCCAGTAACCATCTTACACTACGATTAGATTCGTGTGTGTTACTCATACTTATGAGGACATATACACTAGCGTAGTTCCTACGAGAGATGCGGTGTAACCAGCCCATAGTAATATGGTACTAGTTGCAACGATAGAGAGAGCTGGAAAATATCATGATCTAGTATCGATGATATGATCAACTCGCTCTAGGTATTCCGTGTCACCAGGGTGACTCAAGTGTAAGTGAGCTCGTCAAGATTCATTTATCAAGTTAGTATGAACTGAATAAAATTCAGATCACATATAACTGATATAATTGGATCAGACTTTCTCTCCTACTCCTGGGATCATGTCCTGTAATACTTCCTCTCCATCGACATCCTCAAGATTAAATATGAAATCTTGGATGGGTGCCTGGTATCAGAAGTAATCGGAAGTACCTTTCAGAAAACCTACCATACCAACAATGTATGTATAGGTGCATTCATAGCCTCAGTATCCTCATTGTGAGAGATATCCTAAGGGAATTGAAAAGAATTCAGATCAGATGAATAGACCTAATCAAATTAGTTTCTTTCATCAGATCAATGTTGTACCTGCAGTTGTTACAACTGCGGATACAGGCGAGGAGTGGATTATATCCACCACCAAGGGTAATATAGGTACTAACGAAGTTAGATACTCATAACCCGAGGTAATTCCAAACTCAATCATCACGCATATTACTGCGATGAGTGCGAGTGAACTGCCCGCTGTTACAATTCTAATAATTCTCCCTAGGGTAAACACCCCAAGAAGAAACGGAGATCTAAGAAGCACTCTATTCAGCAATCGGGTCCATCAATAGGTCCCGATAGGTCGGAATAGTAGTTCTCAGTGTCTTCTGCCTCGGAAGTAATTTCTCATTAGAAATAATGGAGATCTTCCAAGACCAAGACCAATAGGAAACAATGCCAATGTTGAATCAACGCTGATTGGCGTAGTATCACATTGTCAGCTTCAGAAAAGGATTAGAAAGAATATTATCATATTAATGGTATATTGTTTAAGGTCCTAGACGGAGTTTAACCGTTGCCCTCCAGGGAAAGCCTTCAGGCGGACCTCTACTTGGTAATCAACCAGTAGCATACTTAAAAGGTATACAGTCATACATTTTATAACCTTGCAATTTGTTGCATAAGTTATAAGGGATGAAGTGTTTAGGGAAGACTTAACGGGACTATTACCCGTGCGCTCAGACTTGCACTGATTTCCACCATGGCTCACTCAACGTTTGAGGTTCTTCTCCGAATTCCATCGGAGTTCATCCTTTAAATGTAATAGGTATGTGGATACTAAGGTATTGTTACGGGCTTCCAAGCCCAGCCTTTTAAGTCCCAAACCCCGTAGGTTTTCTCAACTTCGAGATCGCCCTTGGTTTCGGTCTGTAAACGACAATACTGTTGCAATGACTCATCGACAATCTAACAGATTTTCTCGGTGGTCGCAGGAAGTTAATTCATCTAATGAATAACTGGTTATTTCTATTTCTCAATCTAAAGATTCGAGATGCCTTTCCATCGGCATTTCTATCCTTAGGTCGAGTAGATAGGAGTCCTAGGAGTCGATAGATCATCAAGATAGCGGAAAACGCTACTCAAGGATCTCTCTCCCCTCCTATCTCCATTGCTTGTAACTCAAATCTCAGTGAAGTTAGAGAATTCTCTATATCTTCAACGGTTCTTAAAACCCTTAATGATACCGTTCTTGATTGCAACGAATGGAATCGTGGCGCTCAAGACTGTCGTCTGATGTTATTTCGTAATGGTAAGAAACCCTCAGTTCATACATAAGCGGATCAACTTCACATCTCTGATACAAGTTTACTTACTCGTACATACTCGAGTGAGAGTAATGCTCACAATTGTGAGTCAGTTACGCTCGTGAGTACTCAAGATCTCATCTCATCGGCAGATTGAGGGAAAGTTAATAGAACTTTAACTCACTTATATCTACCTTTCATTTGAGAAGCATGAAGGTCCGATTGACCCAATACTTTGTATCCGTACCCCATAATCTTAAAGATATTGGAGATGGGCACTTTGTATTTCTTCATCAGTTCTACAAAAGTCGTTAGGTTCAGAGAAGCCTCTGAGAATTCTCGGAAGGGGACAGGAGAAATATCCTTTCCTCTTCAGATAGTTCTTTTAGCGAACTCTAATCCAATCGAATCTTTTGATATAATTGATTTAGATAGGTTAATAGGAACATCAATGTCTTTCATCAACTTGAGATAAGACTTGGCTACTCTATGGTCGGCGATAACTATATCGTCACCAAGTATAGCATACGATGTAAACAGCTTATTCAGAGGTTTACCGGATCTTCAGGCAGCAACCTGCACCAGAAAATGGTGAGTTCACGCCAACATGGCCCATGATGATAAAGCTCCCATAGGTTGACCTGTCATGTAATACAAGGACTTTACTCCTAGAGTATAAGGCCTGCTTACTAACAGATTCTGTCAATGAGTAGCTAAGTCATCACCTATTATTCCCGACAAGAGAGCTCGCTGTATAGATACAGGGAGTCTGTCTGTCGCTGAAGAAAGGTCAAATGAGTATAACCCAGAGGTTTCACGATCGAGCAATCTTCAGATTGGCTCCATCTGATTGAAGGTTCCATCCATTGGGATTCGTTTCAATAAATTGAAGAGAAACTTATGGATAGGTCGCATCATTCACTGAGTTATAGGGTCCACCATGGCAAATACTCGTATTTTCCCTGCTGGTTCCGCTTTTAATCCTAGTTTCCCTAGAGATGTTTCTTTCTCTACGGCTAGATTCAGAGCGTAAGTAGGTACTCCGTTAACGGTAATCACTCTTCCACCAAAGACCTCTCTTATAACACCTTTTACGGTGATAAAGATTCTATTAGCTTCTGATCTCTCAGGAGATATAGATTTAAGGTCAAATGGTTTGGTAGTGTGTACCTCGGACACCGGGATCATGTAGACCTCGGCTCTTTCCTTTTCTCGCGACTCGATAATCTCATTTCTTCGGTATGACGGTTCAATATTGTCTGAATTTCATCAAGACTGAGTTAATCACGCTTTTCAGTGATTAATTCACTGTTCCTTAAGAACAGAATGATGTCTCGTCTTACCTCGGCCAAAAAAGTTTTTGTCCGGAATAAGATCATAAAGAAGCATGAAAGAAAACACGGCATCCCTAATAAGGGGTCGTGCCATTATAGAATGGAGAGCTCTGGTAATCGAATAATTTGAACTCGAGAAACACGAGTATTTATTTCGAACTACAGTTGGTCCAGATGTAAAAATAGGAAACACAAGATATTGCTTTTTAAGGAATTCTTGTGTCTTAGTTGCTATAGCAGTAACTAAGCCTTTACCGGTAGGGTCTAACGTCTTAACCAGCCCGTAACCTCGGGCGGTAAAGTGTATAAACCTTCCCATGTACGATCGCAATAACTCCAAGACAGAGTTAGGCATCCCACATGGATCAGTAATGGTTCCAGTTTTTAGAGTTCCCTCATACTCCGCTACTCTATAGATATTTGAGATAGTAAGAGAAAGTCTCATATAAAAGACATTTCCTCTTCTAATCTCTCGTCTCCATAAAGCAGGAAGTATGGTAGGTAAACCTCTTCGGTTTCTACTTACTCTCGGACCTATTGAACTAAGGTCGGAGATTCGGTACCCGGCAAAAGCTTGTTGAAGCAAGACGGTGATGGATTTAGTATACTTAACTAAACCAATAACCCCTTGAGTCTTCAAGACTTTATGCAAAACTGTCAAAATGTGATATACGCCCTTCGTTGTCGAAGTCGTTTTATGTCCTCCCATTAGGATTATCATATTTTCAATGATTTTCGCTAATGGTCGTCGGCTATTTCTAGCCAACAGTGCAACAATCTTTTGTCATTTAAAGCTAAAACCTGAGAAGAACGATTTATTAAATTGTTTCATATCAAAATTTAGCTGACGTTTAAAGTCGAGTCAGTTTAGGACTATTCCTAGACCGTCTCTTAAATTTAAGAGATCGTAATCGGTTTCCAGTTTGGAGCACCTACTCATTTAAGAGATAGGGTCCCTTATGGGCCGCAGCACGCCTTTCAGGCCATGAGACATTCTTCATAGACAAAGAATATATCACCCAGGTAGTCTTAGGAGACGGAATTAACCTATCCGCCACTAAAATGCCTGGTCTTCCCTACTACAGGAAGGAAAACCCTTAAGTGGGCAGCGATTCACTAGTGTGTATAACTCACCAGCTTCAAGCTGTCTCTACGGGACTATTGTTTCGTAGAAATTCTAACTCGGAAATCCGAG